CTTAGGGGTCCCGCTAACATCGCTGTCAGCAGTAGGTTCGATCGTAATCGATTGTATCTGTTGTTGCGGCCTTTGGCATCTCTGCCAATAGGGATGCCGCCATCACGGAGGTCTTATGTCGCTTATCAATCTTACAAAGACTTTCGTCCCAAAGGTCGAGTTTCGCTGGACGGCTGACAGAGGTTCTGTCACGTTGTCGTATTCAGCAAAAACCGGTTTATGGACGGAGTCTAGTTCGAAGGATGTGCGTCGGATTGACCCACTCAAGAAGAAACTGCATGGTTATTATTATGCAGAGGCTTCTTTTCTCGATGCGTTACCAGTTGTCAATGGGTCGTTACGGTACCGTACTGTGGCTTTTACGCCATATACGAACCACACGATCGATGTCACTGGTCAAGGTTTCGGGTTTGTTGTTCCTCGCTCACGTTGGCTTTATGCCGATGAAAGTCAGAAAGCGGTGCTTATAAACAACGCTATCGGTGGGGCGCAGAGTGAACAGGCAAATTTGGCTCTCTTTATTGCAGAGCTAGATAAGTCTGTCGGTCTCTTTGCTAAAACAGCAAATGAGATCGCTCGTGCAGCTGGCGAAATCCGTTCGGGGAAGTTCTCCCGTGCGGCCCGTACGCTTAAGATGAGGAAGCCGAGAGGCGCTTCTCGTAATAAGGCGTTTGCGGATAATTGGCTGAAGTTCTCCTACGGGTGGGGTCCACTCGTAGCCGATGCTGTCGGGATTATGAAGCATATCTCGATAGGAGCACGGTCTCTTTCCGTTACTGGGAGGAGTCGCGCTGGATCGTCGGTACCGATGTCTGGTAACTCACAGGTCGAATTGGCCCGTGAGGCGTCATCACAGCATAGGTTGCTTGCAACCTGGCAGTATAACGCAACTTGGTATCGGATGGAGCAAGTTCAACTTGTGTTCGGTCTTAGTGACTGGTATTGGGATCAAGTCAGTCGACTTGGTTTCACCAATCCTGGGTCAATAACCTGGGAAACAATACCTCTCAGCTTCGTGATTGACTGGTTCGCCAATATTGGCGATCTGCTTGGTTCTCTGAATCTTGGGCTAACGCTCGAGTATATAACAGGTAGTTATACAGAGTATCATAGGAACACGGGCTCGCTAACTGGCACCCCGGTTTGGACTGACTTACGTCCCGCCAACTTCTACAAGTACAGTTCTATATCGGCCTCCATAACACCTTGTGTGTTTATGGATTATAAAATGCGCCGATCTGTGCTTGCTAAATCTGAAGTTGTTATGACGTTCGTTTTATCCTCACCGATTAGTACCAATCACGCGATCACGTCCGCTGCACTTGTTGTGCAACGGCTCAAGTAACCCCAAAAGGAGCACTCCTCGTGCCAGCTCAAACTCAAATTTCCGTCAATGATGGAAAATCAACTCCGGTTGCACATGTCTTCCAGCCTATGGGTGTCAACAGCGGCATCGCTAGTTATGCTGAAACGTCTTCGGACGGTTCGCTCACCAAGCGTAATCTGCTGCAGTTCACTCAAAAGCTGCCGGGCAAGGGTCGTTCCACCGTGTTGGAACAGTTCGATCTTGTTGTCCCCTACGTCGTTACTGAAAGTGTGAACGGTGTCGCTCGCGACCTCGTTCATAGTAACGTACGGTTTGAGGTACGCATGATCTCTGACCCCGCAGTTCCTGAATCCGTTGTGAACGATGTGTTCGCAATGGGCAAGAACATGCTGGCAGTTGCAGACGTTAAGTCCGCAATTGTGAGTCGCGTCGGCTTTAACTAAAGCCGCGTTTCTCGTCAGGCCGCAAGTTGCGGCACTTTCCACGGTGTATTGAGAGTACTCAATAATGAACAGTGTTCATCAAAGCCCTTCCCTATTCGCTACAACTTCGCTGGCGCACAGTGTTCTCCAACTGTGCGGATCGTATGGCATTTCTGCTAGCCGATCACTCGACCATGGAGATTATGAGAATGTGGTGAGGGCTGTTATGCCCGATCCACTGCACTTTAACAGTGCATATGAGTTCGCGAAAGCGTACTTATCCTATAATCTCCTTCGCAAGTACGACTCTTTTCCTATCTCTTTAGATAGACGGGCCGCTGCTTGTGCGAGTTTCATTGAAAGCGAGGTGCAGTGTGGACGCGTCAACCTTCAAGTTGATGCTCTTCCTTACGTTTCTGGCGTACCTTTGGTACACCAGCAACAATCTTATGTTGAACTTGCTCGTGGCTACATAAAAAGAGCTTTGGGCAGGTTCGACTGGGAAGAGTTCCAGACGGTTTGTGCTTTCTCGGCAGGCTCTAGCACTCGTGTTCCGCGTAAGCGGGGAAACGCTGTGTTTAAGCTTGACGGCAAACCACATGTAACGATAAATTGTCGCGATCTGGCTGTGCACTTTATTTGGTGCAATGAGCTCTGGCGGAAACTCTGCCAGGACACCTTTGGACGCGATTCAGACCCGTATTCTTGGGTCGAAGTCGTGCCTGGTTCCAGATTTGATACAGTACCGAAAGACTCACTCATTGACCGCCCTATCTGTGTCGAAGCTGATCTGAATATGTTCTTTCAGAAAGCTATCGGCACTATGATACGTAAGCGGTTAATGCGTTGTGGTGTCAACTTAAACGATCAAACGAGGAACCAGCGGCTTGCGCTTCTGGGTTCTCTGACCGATTTGTTGGCCACAATCGACTTATCATCTGCCAGCGATAGTGTTTCGTTGTGGGTGTGTAAGTTACTCCTGCCACCTGAGTGGTATGAGGCCATGCTGACGACACGATCTGCCTACGTCTTAATTGACGGAAAGTATGTCAAGCTTGAAAAGATGTCCAGTATGGGTAATGGGTTCACGTTCGAGCTTGAGAGCCTGTTGTTTTGGGCTCTTGCAAAAGCTGTGAGTGTGGCCCACGGTGAGTCTACGGAACATCTCTCTGTTTATGGTGATGATATCATTGTGAACGGTAGCGTCGCCGATAGTCTGATTGCTTTGTTGGAGACCCTTGGGTTCAAAACAAATAACAATAAGACATTCGTGCGTGGGCCTTTTAGGGAATCGTGCGGTAAGCATTATTTCCTTGGGGCAGATGTTTCACCCTTCAAAATAGTTGAACCTATCGAGACTTGGGCCGACTCCTACCACTTTGCGAACTCCGTTCGTGAGTGGGGATGGGGCGACCCTGCCTCTGTTGATTCAATAGTAGCCATGGCTATCAAGCCAATACCTCCATCTGACCGTTGCTATGTACCGATGAATTTCGGTACTAAAAGCGGTATACGTACCAATCTTCCTCCTCGGCGGAAGCGGTACAATAAAGATGTTGGGTCCTACATGTACAAAATTTCGTACATGCGGGAGACTACGAACGAGCACGACCTTAACGGACCTATCGCGTATCTTGCTGGTATGCTCCAGAAAGAGCAGTCTTTACCAAGTAAGTGCGGTGTGTCCAAACAGTTTTCGATTTTTGACGACTGCTTAGGGTTTAGCTCACTATTAAGAAAGGTTGATCGGAGTTGGACACGGGTTACCGCGTTCTCTTCCGACTGGTGCGACGTGGCGGTGTAGGGTAACCGCCAGAGGCCCGAAGTTTCGGGACAGTGTAGAGATACACAAGT